GATCACAGACTACCCGAAGATGGTTCACGGAGATATTGAAAAGATCGACATGAACAAATTAGCACAGTACATCCAGACGATGGTTGGCACTGGTGTATTGATTCCAGACGACGAATTGGAAACATATGTTCGAGAAGCCGCTAATTTGCCACCAAAGGTAGCTAACGATGAAAGATTCATTGATCCTGACAGAGAAGATCAGCAGACAAACGATCTTGGATCACAGGGAAATAATGTACACCCAGAGAACAATCAGGACGTTGCCGAAGATGATGGAAAGGTACAGGAAGCCAAGAAACGATTAGGAAGGAGCTGATTATATGTTCCTATTCCGAAAGGTTAAGAAGCGTGGATCGATGAAGCCAAATGATGTGAAAGAAGCATTAGAGAGGTTTCTTAATAGCAGCAGTCCAGAATTAACACGCTTGCTGGTCAGGTATTGGAAGGATCAGCAGACGGTTTTTACATTTAAAGAGATCAGAGAAGCTATTCAGGCTGGTGTGATCTCCAAGAAATCTGTAGAAGAATGGCAACAGGATTATTCAAAACTGGTTCATGATAAGATTGTACCAGAGATGGTTAAAGCAATGAAAGCTGGTGCTAAAAATCAAAACCAGCACAAAGGAATAGACATTGGATATAAATTTGATGCAGATCATTGGGCGGTATCTGATTGGTTGGAAAATCACACAGCTGAGCTTGTAACGAATTGTACAAGGGTACAGAAAGATGCAATTCAGTCAATGATCGATATCGGAATAAGAAAACATATGGGAACAGATGAGCTTGCAAGGTTTATCCGTCCCTGTATTGGTTTAACAAAGCCACAGACTCAGGCAGCTATGAAGTATTATGAGACGATCAAGGCAGAGTTGGAGAAGAAACACCCAAGAACAAAGCCAGAAAAGATTGAACAGATGGCAAGAAACAAGCAGATGAAGTATGCAGAACGTCAGCTCAGAGAAAGAGCAAAGACGATCGCACAGACCGAAAGAGCGTTTGCATATGAGTATGGCAGATATCAGCATATAAAGAATCTTGTCGATCAAGGCATATTGCCACCACAGGATAAAAAATGGTCTGCAACGGACAGTGAGAATACATGCAGCACATGTAGAGAACTGAACGGCAAAGTTGTTGGAATGGACGAAGAATTCACTCCAAGAAAGTTGCTTCCGCCACTGCATCCGAGGTGTAAATGCTGTGTGATGTATGTCGATTCAAAATCTATGGCAGCAGCGTATGAAGCAGAAGATGATGAACTGAGAGAGTACACTACAGAAGAAATAGAAACTTATGCTGGTAAAATGTCAGAGATCGCAGATAAACATCTTGATCTTGAAAACTCCTGGAGTGGAAAGGTCGTAGTCGATGATAATTCTGGTATTTATGGAATCCAGTGGAACGGAGATATTATAACCAGACATGAAACAGCCCCACATATTTTGTTACATGAACAGTTACACGCTAGATCAGTTACAAAATATGATCGTAAAATGTATAAACAGTATGAGAACATGGAAGAGGGTTCGGTACAGTTTGCAGCACAGGAGATTAGCAAGAAAGAGAATATACAAATTCTTGAATCACAGTACGATCATATGACAGAAGCTTTAAGAAATATAAATAAAGTTGCTGGGTTATTTAAAAATGATTATGATTTTGCAATGAAGCTTATTTCTGTTCCGTTACCAGATAGGTATGACTGGCTGAATAATATGATCTATGATAAAATGATGTTATCAGGAAATATTGAAGATTATCAGAAGGTATCGCACTGGATGGAGGCTTTAGAAAATGGAAAAACATCTTGAATTAAAAGAAAGATTCGATCAGCTAATGAAACAAGATATGGATGTATCAGAACACGAACAAGAATGGTTTGAATTACTGGACGACATGCATGAATGGTTAAAGGATAAGACAATTCCGAGAAATATTCGTAGGCAGTTTGAACCTTTAGGGATGTTAGAAGTAACTATGAAAATCTGTGATGGAATCCATTATGCAAATGGAACTGGACGATATGCAAAGAAAGAAGAATGATGAAGTACAAAGCAATAGAGCAGACAGTTCAGGCAGTGCAGATCACACCTGATATTGAGATGATCGCCCCTGACTGGTTCACAAAGAAAATGAATACCGAAGAAATTATGATAGATCGTACACAGCGTGACGGAGCAATCTCCGTTATTGGATGTACGATCTATTTTAATGCACGGAAATATAAAGGCAGCAGACTTGTTGCAAGAATAGGAGACTACGTTGTAAAAGATTCAGTCGGTCGGTTGAATGTAGTTCGCAAGAAAGACTTTGATCGGCTGTATAAGAAGGAGGAAGCATGAGATATTTTAACGATTATATACGATCCCCAGCACAGACACAGGACAGTATACGAAAGTCCTTGAATCGAGTAGATATTACTAAGAAGGACGAAGAAAAGCAGTACGTCTTTGGATGGGCTAAGATTGCAGTCGATGAGAATGGAAATCAGCTGGTTGACCGCCAGAACGATTTAATTGATCCGGAAGAACTAGAACAGACAGCATATACCTATGTAGAGTTCTATCGTGAAGCAGGAGAGATGCACGAGCGAGGCGGTGCAGGCGTTTTAATCGAGAGTATTATATTCACTAAGGAAAAGATGAAAACTCTTGGTATAGAGGAAGGTACGTTGCCAGAGGGCTGGTGGGTTGGATTCCATATCACAGACGATGAAGTATGGGCAAAGATCAAAGACGGAACTTATACGATGTTCAGTATTGAGGGCAAAGCGAAACGTATTGAAGTCGAGGAGGAAGAATGATGGACAAATATATTGGTGCAAAATTGATTCAGGCAGAACCAGAAAGAAATCCGGTCACAAAGGAAATCACAGGATACAAGGTTGTATACCCAGATGGGTACGAATCATGGTCTCCGAAAGATGTTTTTGAGAAAGCATATATGAAAGTGAATGATAATAAAAATCTTCCATCTGGAGTAAGTATCGGACCAGAAATGGTCGATGATTTTATTGCATCTACGGAGACAATCACGATGGGAGAGACAACAACAGTTGTTCGTTGTGTGCTTCGAAATGGTTTTGATATCGTGGAATCATCTTCGTGTGTTGATCCAAAGAATTACGATGAAAAGATCGGCAAAGATATTTGCATGGGAAGTATCAAAAACAAGATCTGGGAACTGTTAGGATTTTTGCTGCAACAGGCGTGGCAAGGAATTAACTAGGAGATGATCGCATTCTTAAGATTAAGAAATCACACCGACAGGATGAATGGATCGTGTACAATCCTGATTGCTTTGAATTGCATCATACGCACTGTAGGAATAAAAGAGTTGCGATCGCAATCAAGAAGAACGTGGAACGTAGAAGAGTTCCAACATCCAGAAATCTAAGAACCTTGGAAAGTCACATAAGACTGACAGGGAACAAGAACTATAAAAGAAAGATTCAGAAGATCATTGAAGAAGTAAAATCTGAAAGGAAAAACTGAAATTTAGTCTTAAATTAGTTAAAAATTAAGCTAAATCTAAAATTTAGTTCAAAAAATAGCTAAATAGTTCAATTAATAGACCAACTAAGGACCATTTTGCAAAAAATGCAAATTGGTCTATTTTTTGTGTTTGAAACTGCACTTTGCGTTTTTGAAACTGCACTTTGCGTTTTTGAAACTCGAATAATCGTGTTGAAACTCGAAAAAGTGTCGTTAGAAAGGAGGAAACATGAAAACAAAAGGAAAGACAAAGCTGGAAGATCTGGAAGTAAAAAAGATCGATGCAGTAGACATCGGAGCAGATCAGAAAGCAAATATCCTGATTAAAAAGAGAGGAGGTGCAGAAGAACCGAAGGGAAACTTTTTCAAGCGATTCTTTAATGCGTTTTGTGACAGCTTAGGAGTAAATTCAGAAGATGTCAGAAAGTCCATGGAAGATGAAGCAACATCATTTGATGATGTAATGAATGAAAAGAAGATCTACGACGTGAGGGATCAGATCTGGAATGCCTGCAACTCTCTGGAGCAGTCGATTGTATCAATTCTACTCGATAAAGAGTGTGAGGATAAACAGGCAGCAATCGCACAGAGCATTGATCAGTTTAAGGCATTTTCGGATGATGCATCCAAGTCTTGGATCAAATTAGAACGTGCAGCAACAGACAAAGAAGATACTGTTGTTGCGGATGATTTTGAGATCGCAAAAATGCAAGAGGTAATTGAGAAATCTTGCGATCCTGAAACTATTAACAAAGAAAAAGAAGAAAAGGAGAATGAAATGGCATTTGATATTTCAAATATGACAGAGGAAGAAAAGAAAGAAGCATTAAAAGCATTACAGGATGATGCAAATGCAAAAAAAGAGGATACTGCAAAAAGAGCTGATATTGATGGACAGGTTCAGGAAGCAGTGAATAAAGCAATGGAAGGTGTTACAAAGGACTTCACTTCTATGATGAAGAAGATCATGGAACCAATCCAGAAGAGAGCAGAGGAAGCAGAACAGAAGTCCTTAGAAGAAGTTGCTAAGAAGTATGAACTCTTAGGAACAAAAGCAGAGGAATTAGTGCCAGTTCTGAAATCCATGAAAGCAACATCCGATGAAGCGTATAACAACTTCATTGCATCCATGGATAACAACCTTGCGGTAATTCAGAAATCAGGTCTGTTTGAGGAAATCGGTAAATCTGGTGGAGCTCACACAGGAAATGACGATACAGAAGGTGTTGCAAAGATGAACGCAAAGGTAGCAGAGATCAAAAAGTCTATGCCAAACCTTACTGATGCACAGGCACAGGATATCGTTATGCAGAATGATCCTGAATTAAGAGCAATGTTCGATAAATAAGAAAGGAGGTACAGAGAAGATGGCAAACAGAACATATGAATACAATCCAACTGGTGGAAGTCCAGTGATCAATGTTACAGCTGGAGCAGAACTCAAAACAGCCGTAGCGGTTTTATTAACAAAAGATGGAGCAAAAATTCCTGAAGCCGGAAAGGAAGCAACAGGAATTGTGCTTCTTGGAGATGAAACAGTAGCCAAAGGCGATGATATTACTGTTCAGATCAGAAATCAGGGCATGTGGGCAGCTGGTGCAAAGATTGAGGCTGGAGATTTCCTTGCTGTTGATGCAGAGGGATTATGCCAGAAGGCAACAACAGGGCAGTACATCTTAGCTATGGCACTGACACCAGCGACAGCAAAAGGAGACATCGTAAACGTTGCGATCATCCATGCTGGATATGAAGCGTAAATAAAGGAGGAATGAAATAAATGAACACAGGACATAACAACGCAGCAGCAATCGCAGTTGATATTGCGAAAGGCTGGAGACCAAACTATTACTTAACCAATATGGCAATGAGCTATTTTCAGGCACCTGGAATGAATGTTGCTCCAAGCATCTTTCCAATTCTTCCAGTACATGCAAGCACTGGAAGCTACTATATCTTCAACAAAGAAGAGATCGCGAAAGACCAGGTAAAGAGAAAGCCTAAGTTCGGAGCAGTACAGCCGGCTGTATTCTCTCATTCAGATGATACTTACAAATGCGAGGTAGATCAGATCATCGTCGGAGTAGATAACATCACAGCTCTGGATTACCAGAGAACTGGAGCACCAGCAACGATTGATCCGAGACGTGCAAAGGTAAAACAGGTTTCAGAACAGATGAATCTGCACCTTGATATGGTCTTTGCAAACAAGTTTTTCAATGCTGATGCCTGGGCAAATGTTAAGACAGGAGAAGCAACAGCTTCAACATCTAAACAGTTTGTGCATTTTGATGATGCAAACGCGGACATCGTAGGTCAGTTTGATGAGATGAAGAAAGAAATCCTTTTAAACGGACGTAGAATGCCTAACAAATTATGCTTAGGATACAGATCGTATAAGGCAATCAAAAATCATCCGCAGTTCTTAGAAAGAGTTACAGGTTCAGGGTCAACACCGAATCCAGCACTTGTTAACGAACAGGTAATTGCAGCGGTACTTGGTCTGGAAGAAGTAAAAGTTCTGTATGCAACTTATAATGCAGCAGAAATCGGTCAGAAAGCCGATATGAAATTTGTCTTCGACGATAACAGTGCATTATTAACTTATGCACCGAAAGAAGTAGATCTTGAAGAACCATCTGCCGGATATATTTATACATGGGATATGCTAGGAAACGGTCAATGGATGGCTACATCACAGTATGATGGACCAGGAGGATCACATTCAGAGTTCATCGAAGGACTTATGGCAACAGACATGAAAAAGACTTCCGATGACCTTGCAACGTTCTTAAGTGGTTGCGTATCTGAGTAGGAGGTGATTTATATGAATTATGTTGCACTTAAGCCAGTTAATTTTGGCGGAAAGCAGTATAAGATCGGAGAGATTATTCCAGAGGGTGTCGTAGATGAACGACGCTCTCTCTTTTTAAAGAAGTCTGGACACATTGCAGAAGTAGCGAGCGTAAATGGAGCGTATGCAGAGGATTTGAATGTTAACCCTAACACTTTATCAATTCCTTTATTACAATCAAAGCACGAGCTTGCAGTGAACGCACAGCAGTTATTACAGTTCTTTGCCACAATTCAGAAAACAATTGAAGAGGCAAAAATTGAGATTGCGACCATGACAGAGGAAGATACACCGGTCTTACAGCTGTTACATGAGATTGATTCCAGAAAAGGAATTAAGGCAGCAGTTGAAACAAGACTTGCTGATCTTTCCGTTGATACTGATATTAATCAGGAATCAGAAGCAGTAGAAGAAACCGAAGAACCAGCAGAACAGCCGGAAGGTGGCGAGGAGAATGACGTATAACTATTTTCCAGATGAGATCAATACAAATGATGTTATGAAGATGCGGTTCGAATTGGCGGATACTGATGTATCAAAGGATGAAATGTCAGCTGCACTTTCCGATGAAGAGATCACAGCTGTATTAGAGCAGTATCCAGACAATTTTAAGATGGCAAAACTGAAATTGCTAGAACATATGATGCTCAAATACGGACAGGACGTAGACAACAGTGTTGGTCCTGTCTCTTTTAATTTTGGTAATCGAATGAATTTCTGGAAACAGCTTTATGATGATCTGAAAAAAGAAATTGCATCTTCCAGTGTTGGAATCAAGCCGTATGAGAATGAAAAACGAGAGTATTTTTACGTTGGAATGATGAATCATCCTGGAGGTGGACGCTTTTGAAAATGACATCAATCGGTAGACCATATCAATATATGCAGTCTTTCCGTGTTTACTGGCAGGATACAGAAGTCATGGACGATGGCATGGTTGTAAAGGGCGATGAAAAAGAAGCCCCTGATGCGATCATAGACGGTATACTAGCCGAAGCGGATATGAAGACAATGGAAATCTGGAAACAAAACCAGACTCCGATCAGTCATACGATTGTGTCTTACCATCCAGTGGTTAAGCTAAGTAAGAACGATGTGTTACTGCTTGGCGATGATCCGTGCCATGATCGTAAGTTTATCGTGAAGGGTACAAAAGATCCAGCTGGAACAGGGCAGTTTTCCATCTATTATGTATTAGAAAGAAGTGATACAGATGGGCGTAGAAGCTGAATTTCAAGCATGTGCAAAGAATCTTGATGAAAGTATCAAAAGAGAGATGATGCGAAAGGGTGCAATGGCAACAAACACCCTTAGAAATATTGAGATCGAAGTATTGTCGAAAGGCGGTTCTGGAAAGAAATACAAACGGCTTCCGAATAGATCATCCGCACCGGGAGAAACACCAGCACCACAGTCTAGAAAGTTACGTCAGGACTGGGATGATCAAACTCTGATTGAAGGAGATCAAGTTACAAGCCGGATAAAAAGTAATTCAAAACACGCTGAATGGCTGGAAGGTGGCACAAAAAAGATGGCAAAACGACCATTTATTGATCCAATTAAGAAGAAAGCAGAGCCGGAGATTGTAAAGATCTTCGGTTCAGATTTTGAGGTAACTCTATGAAAGAAATAATTTTCAAGTACTTAAAACGACTGAATATTAACGGATTGGCTGCGTTCAAAAATGGACCAGCAATATTTTTGGATCAGGCACCTGATGATTCTGATTCAAGGTGGGATGGTTCGCAGTATGGGCGTATCATCTATGGGCTGAATCTGAAAGATGATTCAGAGCGTAAGGTTTCTGGAACGATGGAGATTGCAATAGCGTATCTGTTTAATAATCAAGGATATAAGAACTTGCTTGAAGCGAAGAAGATCCTGAAAAAAGCGTTTGAAGGAGTTTTCTTGACCGATGAAGATACAACGATTTCTCTTGTATGGAGAAAGTCAGAATCATTTCAGGAAGCAATCGAAGGGCAAATGGATGTAGAAGTATGTGGATCAGTGCTGACATTCGATGCATATGCTTTTCCAAAACATTCATACCTTCCGCTGGATGCAGTCGGTTCTTTGGCAAAGCACATTGATGAGAACTGGAACGTGACAGTGATCAATAACACGGAACTTGACGAAATCTGGAAGCCGGATGATGAAGAAGTGGTTGTTTATACTAGACTGGATTCTATGCAGCCAGGAACGTTCCCATCGACATATGCTTGTACATGGTTTACAAACAACATCAAGGTACATGTGATCTCCGGATCGGATGTAAATGCTGATCAGTTTGTTATGAACTTGCTGCAAGATTTACAGGAAAGAGAGCGGTTCGTTATGAATGATGGATCGCCGTTTTTTGTAAATCAGCTGGCATACAGCACGAAACTTGATCCATTAAAAGATGGACAGGTAACGGTAAGAGGTCAGTACGGAAAGCTACGAGATGTTGAAACAGTCGATGAATTAAAGACAATTACGATAAGTTAGGAGGAAACAATGGCAGAAAAGAAAGACGAAACAAAAACAGTGCCAGAAGTTACTTATACTGTGGATGAATATGTAGAAAATCCACAGGTGTTAGGAGTATCACAAGATATTATCCGAACAGCATTTGCAAGGGCAGGTGTTAAAGAAGCAACGCAGAGCACAGCAAAGAAACTTGTAGATACATTTAAGAAGAAGGAGGTATAAGAACTTGTCCGGATTATTTTTAAAAGGCGAGAAAAAGGAAAGAGCTGGAGTTTATCGCAGACATGAGCAGATCACAAATAATGGTGTAGCATCCGCAATGAACGGAGTTTTCTGTATTCCGGTTCATGCAGATTTTGGTCCAGTTGGAGAGATTCAGAAGATCACATCAAAGACCGATCTTCTTTCACTTTATATGGAGAGTGGAACGATCGATGCAGCGGTAAAACTGTTTGATGCAGGTGCTAACACGGTATATCTTTACCGTCTTGGAACTGGTGGTAAAGAAGGAAGCCTGTCCTTACAGACAACCACAGACACAAATGCAGTTACATTAAAGACAAAATATCCAACCGCTTTGAAATTCTCCGTAACTGTAAAACAGAAATTAGGAGATGAAACGACAAAAGAGTGTTCAGTTTACAATGGGGCAACACTTGTTGAGAAAGTAAGCTTTATCGCTGGTGCGGATGTAAATGAGGCTGCAAATCTGGTGGAAGCAATGAAAGACAGCAAGTATTTATCCGCAGAACTTGTTTCTGGAGCATCCGGGATCATGCAGACGGTTGCACAGCAGGCTTTGGCTGGTGGATCAGCACCGGCAGTCACAACAGAAGATTACAGCAATGCGTTTAATGCATTCGAAACTTATGCTTGGAATGTACTGGTGCTTGATACAGTCGAAGAAGATGTTAAAGCATTAGCGAAGACATACATGGAAAGAATCCATTCAAACGGTGCATTGGGTGTTTGCGTACTTGGAGAAGCGGCAGGAAAGTCACTTGCTACAAGAAAAACGAATGCAAAATCCTATAATGCACCATATTTTATTTACTGCGGTAGCGGATATTATAATACTGCCGGAGATAGGGTGGAAGGATACCTTGCGGCAGCAGTTCAGGCAGGTGTGATTGGATGCAAAGATTCAAGTACATCAATTGTACATACAGAGATTCCAGATGCGGAGTCATGCATTGAACAGCTGACGAATGAACAATATGTCGATGCGATCAAATCTGGATTGCTTCTTTTGTCAGAAGGACAGGAAGGACAGGTCTGGTTTGATTCAGGAGTGAACACATATACAGTTCTGGATGAGGACGATGACGAAGGATGGAAGAAGATCAAACGTACAGCTGTCCGTTATGAAGCTTTTGACCGTATCAATCGTACATTAGAACCATTGATCGGTAAGATCAGCAACAATGCAGCAGGCGTTGATAATGTAATTCAGGAAGCTAAAAAAGTACTGGCTGAAATGAACAGAGAAGGAAAGATCTTAGATACCTACGAATTTTATGAGGATACAGAAAATCCACATGCAGCGGATTATGCATACTTTATTATCCGCATTGATGACGTTGACAGCATGGAAAAGATCTACTTAACATATCAGTTCCAGTATATCGCACAGTAGGAGGTGTTATATAAATGAGTGGAAAAGGTTTTGATACTAGAAAACTGATGACAGGAAAAGACGGAAAGCTTTTTATCACACTTGATGGAGTTTCCATCTGGTTTGCATCCGTGGAAGAGTTTTCTATCGGGATGAATGTTTCTAATGTAGATTTTCATCCGGCTGGAGATGTCCAGACGTATGGAGTTCCGGACAGTGTTAAATTTACAGCATCATTCACGGAAGCTGTAGTAAGAGACGATCTTACAATTGTTCCAATCTTGGATGCAATCAAAAGTGGGAAATTTCCTATTTTTTCTCTCCAAGGTGGTGCAACAGAACCACTGGAAGGTGGGGAAAGCAAATTCTTACTGGATGAATGTATTCTTGACGGAGATACAAATATTCTGGATGTTAAACCTGGAGAGGTTATTAAGAGACAGATGCAGTTCATTGTTAACAGCGTACCAGACTGCATTAAATCATTAGCAGCATAAAGAAAGGAAAATAAAATGGCAGAAAAGAAAGAAACAAATGTTACGGTAACCGAAGATAATGAAATGGATCTGATCACGGGTCTTTTAAAAGCCGCAGAGTATAAAACAGAAGTACAGCAGCCATTGAATATTACAAGAAATGGACAGACATTGTTTAAATTTAATGTCCGACCATTATCTTTCGATGAAATTGCACAGTGTAGAAAGAAAGCTACAACTTATATGGCAAACCCAGGCGGAGCTTCACTTCCTCTCGTTGAGAAAGAAGTAAGTACAGCTGATTACATGGCATGGAAGATTTACACTGCAACAGTAGCGACTGACGGAAAGAAATTCTGGGATAATTCAGCGCTGAAAGAAGGATTAAAGAAAGCTGGTCATATGGTTATGACACAGAACGAAATTATCAAAGAGGTGTTAACAGCTGGAGAGCTTGAAGCTGTCAGCGATGCTATTGATAACTTATCTGGAGGCGGTGTTAGTGTAGTTGACTACGCAAAAAACTAATTGAATCCAGTCCGTTAGCTTCTATGCTTGCAGAAAATTATTTACGGACTGGAATGTTACCATCACAAGCCCTTGATCTTCCTGAAGGAGAGAGGGCTTTTATTTTTGCAGCAATTTTAAAAGCTATGGAAGGAGGAGATGCATAAATGGCAAACAAAGAAATTGTGATCGATGTTGTATCGGAATATTCCGACCATGCATCTTCTGGCCTACAGCAAACAGGGAAGAATGCAGAGAAAGCATCACGAGAGATGGACAAGCTTGGAAAGAAGCGTGCAAAGCCAAAATTAGGACTTGAAGATAAAGCAAGTCCAGTCCTCGACAAGTTTGGTAAAAAGGGAGACGGGCTCGGTAAAAAGACCTGGACTCCAAAACTTGGATTAAAAGACACTGCAACAGCAGGGATCAAAAAAGCTATGAGTGCTGGTATGAGTTTTGGTAGAAAGACTTTTTCAGCAGTCCTAAAAATCGATGACAAGGTAACAAGTCAGATCAAAAAAATCCCAAGTGTTATATCTAAGATCAAGAATTCTATATTTTCACTAAAAACTTTGGCTGGTGGAGTTATAACTGGAATTGCTACAAAGAAATTGATAGCTGATCCAGTATCATTAGCAGACGAATTTCAGACAGATCAAATTGGCTTTGAAACAATGCTGAAATCTAAAAAGAAAGCTACGAAGTTTATGGATAGTGCGAAGAAATTTGCATCTGTTACTCCGTTTGACACATCGGCCGTAGTATCAAATGCTCAAAGGATGTTGGCTTATGGTTTTTCTGATAAAGACATTATTCCGGATCTAACAAAGATCGGTAATGCATCCGCAGCACTTGGAGCTGGAGAAGAGGGTATCTCTCGAGTATCCAGAGCTTTAGGTCAGATGAAAACAAACGGAAGGCTGAACGCAGAGGACATGAATCAGCTGACAGATGTCGGCATAAACGCATGGAAGTATCTTGCTGATGCAGAGGGTAAATCCATAGCCCAGATCAGAGAAATGTCTCAAAAGGGCGAAATCAGTGGAGACAAAGCAGTTAAGACAATCCTTAATGGGCTGAAAGAATTTGATGGAATGATGGACAAAACATCTAATTCGACGGTTTCTGGATTAATGTCAAATATTAAAGATACGTTCGACATAAACATTGTTTCTAAATGGGGAAAAGGTCTCCAGAAGGGAGCAACGAAAGGTTTAGGAGAATTTGCAGATTATCTCGATAAATCCGATGCAAAACTAAAAGAAGCTGGAACATCACTTGAAAAACTTGGAGAGTATGCAAGTACATCTGTATTCAAGGGACTTGAAAAGGCTGGAGATAAGATCGACGATCTTATTAGTATGCCAAAATTCCAAAATGCTTCAATCGGTGGCAAGATTAGTATTGCTTGGGATGAACTGATTGTAAATCCGTTTTCTAAGTGGTGGGATTCTAAAGGAAGACCGACGATCGTTAAAAAGATTACTGGGATTGGAAAAGATATTGCAAAAGCTGGTGGAAACTGGTTCAAGGAATCTCTTAAGGATCTGTTACCAGGCGGAGATAAAGCTGGTATCGAAGATTATTTAGCTGGATTTCTTGGATTATCTGGAGGGCTAAAGCTGTTTAAAGGTGGAAAAAGTCTATACGATCTGATCATTGGCGGTTCTGGAGGTGGAGGAAAAACAAATCCTTTGGGAGATTCTATTGGAACAATCAATGTGTCCGCGGCAGTTGTAAATGTGAACGGAGGAATTGGAAACGGAAATTCTACAATACCGGGAACAAATCCAACAGGTAATAAAGAAATCTGGTTACCAGAAAGCGTAAAGCGAAAAATGCAACAAACTGAACCGAAAACACCATCTGGACCGACAAGGACACCGGGTGGCTTGTTTGGTTTAGGCGGTTCTGGTGTCACGCTGAAAAATGGAGAAACCGTAGCTGCCACTGGATGGAAAGCATGGCTTGGAAATCTAGGCGTAAAACTTGGATCAGGTGCAGCGACCGCTGGTGGAGCAGCAGCCGTTGGAGGTGCATCTTTATTAGGTGGAGCTTTAGGGATTGCTGGAATAGGAAGTGCAGCTGGTAATATTTATAACGCAGTGACCTCAAAAGATTCAGCCACGAAGAAGAAGGAAGCCTATAGAGGTGGTACGAAACTTGGAATGGTTGGCGGCGGTGCAGCCGCTGGTGCAGCTATTGGAGCCGGATTTGGTGGTATCGGAGCTGTTCCAGGCGCATTAATTGGAGCTGGAATTGGTGGACTTGGTGCGATTTTTAAAGGGAATAAAGCTGGAGATGCACTTAGAAATTTCGTATCAAAAAGAAAAAAAGCACTAAAAAACAGCAATTCTATGACAGCAAAAGGTCAAGATTATTGGAAATATAGCAAAGAAAGTATTAGTAGTGTTAATCCAAAAGAGGCGAAATATAAAGAGCTGGCGAGTTCAGTACAGAAAGCGTATGAGGAGAACAAAAAGAATACAAAACAGACAAACGTTGGTTCTAAGAGTACAAAAGTCTTTTCTGGGGCAACTGACGCTGCTGGTAATAAAGTTACTGGCTTAGGTGGTATGTCTGCAAGTACTACCGGAATGCTTGGAAGCATGGGTTCAATGTCTCTTACAGCTGGTGGCAACTTACAAAGTGCTGGAAGTTCCGCATTATCACTTGCAGGTGCTTTAGCATCCGCAGCCTCAACGATTGCATCCGCAGCAAGTACAACCGCTGCACAAGCAAGTGCGATCAAAAGTATTACTAGTGGAAGTTATCTAAGTAATAGCGGTTCTTCAAAATCTGGTAAAAAGAAAACAAGCAAAAAGACATCATCCGCACCGAAAGTACAGACAGCCTTACCGAAAAATGGAAAGTTCTTTCATAATGCGAAGGGTAGTCTGGTCAGAGGTCATATCGTTTCTGAATTAGGAGAAGAAGGAAACGAAATGGTCATTCCACTTTCTAGACATAGAAGCCGTGCATTATCTCTCTGGAATCAAGCAGGACAGATTTTAGGCGTTACAAAGCATGCCAAAGGTGGACTTGTTGGAGGATCATCCGGATCTGGAAAAGCTTCGTCTGGTAGCAGTCAGCCAGTGATCAATGTTGGTGGTATTACGATCAGCGTCAATGCATCTGGAAATGACGGCATAGTTGATGCTATCAAAAACTCTAAAGGAGAGATCGCAGATGCTATTATGCAGGCGATCGCAGATGCAATCGGATCAACGGCAAGTAACAGAACAGCGGAGGTAATGTAAATGGACATATATATTACTGGAAAAAATTCAAAAGGGAATGATCAGAAGATACAAATTCCGATCATTCCTGAAGAAATTGAATCATCAATCGAAGGTAAGTTTGCAGAATATGATATCTATAAATTAGGTCAGGTCAGTGTTCCGAATGGTAAAAATCTTTCAGAACTAAGCTGGGAATGTTTTTTTCCCGGAGAAGCAAGAAAAGGCATGAAATTTGTTCGTAAGTGGACTGATCCAGCAACCTTAGATGCACTGATGAAATACTGGGCTAAGTATGGGAAAGTGGTAAATGTCTGTATTACAGGAACGAAGATCAATGTTGATATGCGTGTTTCAGAATACGATTCTACGGTCAAAAGCCTGAATGATTATTACTACACGGTAAGATTTATCGACTACGAAAAAATAAGTGTTTCCTCAACGAAAAGAAGTACCAAAACCACAAAGAAAAAGGTCAAAGTAAAGAAAGGACAAACATTACGGAAACTTGCAAAAAAATATCTTGGGTCCAGTAAAAAATACAAGGTTATTTATAATGCAAATAAGAAACTGATTGATTCTAGGAATAAAAAGGAACGTAAGAAACATCCAAAGAAAAAGATCAGCAAATATACGATCTATAAAGGACAGGTGCTTGTGATTCCTGTTCCAAGCAGTAAATCAGTTTCTAATTCCAAGGTTGAGGAATTAAAGAAAGCAATGAATAAAGATGGCTACTCGAAGCTGAAAGTTGATAAAAAGCTGACATCTTCGATGAAATCAGCCATGAAAAAGATCAAGATCCGAACCGGAAGAAAAGGACAGGTCGTAAAATTTGTGCAAAAAATGGTAGGAGTCAAACAGGATGGTACTTGTGGATCTAAGACAGTATCAGCAATAAAAACTTACCAACGAAAGCATAAATTGACAGTAACCGGTGTCGCTGATTATAAAACACTGTTAAAAATGATAGGAGGATAGGAAGATATGCCGAGTTTAGGAAATCCACTGTATAAAGCGGTTGTAAAGACAACATCGGGGCAAGAATATGATCTATACAAGCTGAAAGTTATACTGGACTTGACAATATCTGATGATCCTGATTCGCTGGCAAAGGAAGTCAGCTTAACAGTAATGAACGCTGCGAAAAATGGTGTAACACTTGCGACATTGATTCAGCCATCAGATCGATTATACATATATTCGAATGCTGGACATGGAGATTTTGAAGTATTTCGAGGCGTGATCTGGGATCGAGACAGGGTTACCGATACAGAAAAAAAGGTAACATTTACAGCCTATGATTACTTGATTTATATGATGAAATCCCAAGATTATTTTTATTATAAAAAAGGTCTCAGCACAAAGGAAATTGTAAAAAGAATCTGTACTGCATGGAAGTTGAAACTGAAATACAGTTACGGATCAATCAAAAACAAAAGGATCAAACCAGTGCAAAAGAACATTGGAGATATGATAGTATATGTGCTGAACAAAGCGAAAAGTAAACTTTCCAGCCGATATATTTTTACGATTGAAGGAACTACAGTGATTGTCAAGTATGCCAATACTAATACAACGATTTATAAGATTGAGGAAGGAAAGAATGTAATCTCCATAGAGGTAAAAGAGACAATGGATGATATCGTTACAAAGATAAAGATCTACGGAGAAGCTAAGAAAAAGTCAATCCCTAAACTTGCATCAGTATCTAAGAATACATCGAAGTTTGGTACGATCCAAGAAGTCATGGATAAAGACAAGAAGGAGAAACTTTCAAAAATAAAGAAACAAGCACAAAAGAAATTGAAGAGCAGTGCAAAGGTCAAGTATGAATATATAGTAACGGCGATCAGTAATCCGAAGATAAAACGTGGAGACACCGTTTATGTTGGATGTGGTACCGCTGGACTGAAAGGAAATAAAACAGTAAAAAGTATTACACATGACTGTGTGGCTGGTACGATGGACGTTGTTTTTTACTAAAGGAGAGTTCTATGCAGAGAAATGGAAGAAAAAATTTTATTCGTGCGATCGAACAGATTTCTAAAGGAAACCAAAGTGCAGCGGATGTTGTTGCAGAACTTGGAACTATGAAAGACGGAGGGATTCTTCCTGACTCTTATCCAGAAAGTGCAGAACCGGATGACGATTTTTTAATGTTGTCTAATGCGAAAGTAAGTGATGGCGATCGAGTATTACTGATCTGGACAGATGCAGAGGAAATCGTTGTGATCGGTAAAGTGGAAGGAGATGAAGAAGATGCCGGATAATCTTTTCCCAGAGGAATATGAAAATGAAGAAGAATATTTTGAAGATGAAGAGAATGAAGGAACTGAGGAAGAAAATACAGAAGAAGAGGAAGATGCAGGTTATAAACCCAGCATCTTTTTTGATTTTGATACTGGAGACTTTGTTACGCTTCACGATGGAAAATTAAAAGAGGCATCCGGGTTCGAGGCGTGGGTGCAATGGTGTTACAAAACGATCATGACACAAAGATACGCTCATGAAGGATATTCCACCGACATTGGGATTGACTATGAAAGTGCCTTGCAAGCGGATAGCCGTGAAGAGGCAGAAAGCATTTTACAAAGAGAAATCGAAGAAGCATTGATGGCTGATCCGTCCGAAAGAACTTTGTACGTTGGGAATATTATGTTTCAATGGGAAGCAGAACATTGTCTTGTAACAGTACAGGTGCAGGGTATTGATGGAGATATAGAAATACAGACACAATTTGAAAGTGAGGTGGTCTAAAAATGGCATTGGAAGCAGAAGAACTAGAATTGCCAGATTTCTTGAATAATTCGAGTGAAGAGGAAATCCATGAAAAGATGCTTAGCAATCTTCCAGAAGATATTGATAAATCCGAAGGCGGTTTTCCTTGGGATTTTACACGTCCGACAGCGATTGAGATAGCAGAGCTAAAAGAATATGTGCTTGTGGAAGTATTGAAAAGTCTTTCGCCGGTAACCTGTGAAGAATCTTACCTATTGGATTACCACGCTGATGGAAGAGGTCTTGTACGAAGAGAATCGGTAAATGCAACAGGATATGTGACTGTTACAGCAAAAGCCGGTCTTGTTATTCCTTTAGGATATGGTTTTTCTACAGAAGCAGATGACGAAGGAAATACGATAGATTTTGTAACAACAGAGGAAGTTACGGTCGATTCTCTTGGAAATGCAAAGATTCCAATTGAGGCAGCAGAAGGAGGATCTGCAAGCAATGTTGGAGTAAATACGATCGTATTACATACTGGAGATGAGACAGGAGAACTGCTCGATGAAATAATCTCTGTTACAAATGAGGAAGCTGTTACAGGCGGTTTGGATGAAGAGGACGATGATACTTTAAGAGAACGAATTGTTGAGTATGATCGAAGCCATGACATTTCCTATGTTGGAAATGTTGCAGACTATAAACGATGGGCATTGTCAGTTCCCGGTGTTGGTGCAGTTACTGTGATACCAGCAAAAGATGACTCTGGAATAATCAAGATCATCTTAATGGATCAGAACGGAGTACCAGCATCGAAGCAGATTCAAGATGCTGTATATAATTATATTATGCGTCCAGATAGTGAATCAGATCGTTTAGCACCGCCCAATGCTGTATTAGAGATAACGGCTCCTGAAACAGTAGTAGTTAACATATCAGCTGTGGTTTATTTGAGAGAAGCAGAAATTGGCGATGTGCAGAATGATTTGAAAGCTGCACTTCAGTCATATTTGTTAAATGTTTCATCGAATGATAGTGCGGTTAGAATATCAGCGATCAACAGTATCCTTGGAGCTGTATCAGGTATCTATGATTATGACAGTGTACAAATCAATGGAGTGTCAAAAAATGTAGACCTTGAATCTGGACAAATGCCGGTTTTAGGAACAGTAACAATAACGGAGGGATAATACTATGTGGTATAAAACAGACCTTATGGAGCAAATCCTGACGAGTGAAAGTGCAAAACAAATGATTGACTATGTATCGCCGATTTATGGGAAATCAAGAATCGGACTTTGGCTGTTCCAAGTGATCGGACTTGAGATAGATGACGTAAAAACAATATGTAAAGATATATTTGATCAGATATTTGTTGATCGTGCTACATGGGGGCTCCCTATTTGGGAAAAAGAATACGGAATAACGCCGCTTCCAGATCAGACGATTGAGCAGAGAAGAACACAAATTTTGCAAATGAGGATAAAAAGGCCTTTGAATCCTAAAAGGTTTGAAAAGATCATAGAAGCTTTGAGCGGTGTAGAAACAAAGCTCATAGAAAATACAGCAAAAAATACATTTCAAGTCAATCTTTATGGCGAAGTAAATAATTATGATGAAGTAGTAAGAAGAATTGACGAATTGAAACCAGCACATTTATTGTGCGATATTCGTGTTTCATACGTTATAGAATCAGAGACGGCATTGAATTATGCGATTGTTTCAGGATCTTGTGAATATTCTTCTTCGATCGTTAGTGAGGTATAAAATCATGTGGGAAAATACAGTAATTACAAATGCAGGTATTGAATTATTAAAGAATGCCTTAAGCGGAGGAACAATAACAGTAACAGCGATCAAGTCTGGTGCTGGTAAAGTTGACGTTAGTGCTTTGAAAAGTCAGACGGCGGTATCATCAATTAAGCAGTCTGGAACAGTACAGGGCGTGACAAAAACAAACGAAACAATCAAGATAGGAGTATTGTTTTCAAACGCTGGTTTATCTGCCGGATACAGCATGACACAGCTTGGAATTTATGCAAAAGGATCAACCGGAAGTGAAGTGTTGTTTGCGATTTCTCAAAGTACAACAGGGAAAGAAGTTCCGGCAGAATCGGCTATGCCGTCATGGTCGTTAGTACATAATTTTTACATCAAGCTTAATAATGATGTAAAAATGACAGCAACGGTTGATCCAGAAGGGTACGTTACATTTGAAACTATGCAGACAGCGTTAAATACGCATACAGGAAACAAGAGCAACCCTCATAGTGTTACTAAGTCGCAAGTAGGCTTAGGGAACGTTCCGAACGTAGCGACAAATGATCAGACACCGACATATTCAGATACAACAACTCTTGTGACTTTATCAAGTGGCGAGAAAATATCTATTGCATTTGCAAAGATTAAACTTGCAATTACAACTCTGATTAATCATCTTGCGAATAAAAGTAATCCTCACGGAGTTACTAAAAGCCAAGTTGGATTAGGCAATGTGGAGAATAAAAGCAGTGCTACAATCCGTGGAGAATTAACCAAAGGTAATGTAACGACAGCCCTTGGTTATACGCCAGCAAATCAGACTGACATGACGAATGCACAGGATGCTATTACGCAGCTAAATTCTGACTTAAATAACAGAATAGAATTTACAATTACTAGCATAGATTCAAAATATGCATTCACCGGAAACAGTTATAAACATAATGGAAAAGTATATATAAATGGATATTTCCATTGCAATTCTCCTAGTGTTGGGATTACAACTTGTTTTTTTGTTCCAGAAGGTTTTAGACCTAAAATAAAATGCGGATCGGCTTGCTATACCGATGATGATGTTAATTTTAATAATATTGGTGCTGTTAAAATTGACACAAATGGTGATATAACAATATATTTTCCTACAGTGTACTCAACATGTGTATATACCTCCATAGTATATGATATAGATTAATTTAATTTACGATAAATCATAAAATTAATCCTAACAACACCGTTTGTATCACTGGATAATCCTATGTTTATATTTAAATTTGTATTATCCCATTGTAAAGCAGCACCTGTTACCAGACCTTGATACGCATTCCAATCACCGTTGCAAGCTGCTATATATAACTTTTCGTTATTTATGTCTGATATTTGCATGCCTAATGCTTTTGCAATTTCAGACTGACATCTTTGCCAGTAAATCATTTTGTTGATTGTTCCAGAAAATACTTTTGATAAAAATGCTCTTTCAGAATTTAGTTGTGTTGTTGAGAACAAGAAAGGAGAAAAAAGTGTCAGTAAAAACAGTACAAGCGACTATTAACGGTCAAACATATACACTGACTCTTAATAGTTCAACCGGCAAATATGAAGCTACGGTAACAGCTCCGTCGAAGAGTTCATACAATCAGAGTGGACATTATTACGGAGTAACGGTTAAGGTAACCGATGAGGCAGGAAACACAATCACAAAAGATGCAACCGACAGTACGTTAGGATCATCACTGCAATTAAAGGTAAAAGAGAAGGTCGCTCCAGTTATTGCAATCGTGTCTCCAACGTCCGGATCATATTCGGCAAATAACAAGCCTGTAATTACCTGGAAGGTAACCGATTCCGATTCTGGTGTTAATCCAGCGACAATAGGCATCACGTTAGATAGCGGTACTAAGGTAACAGGCGATGCGATTACTAAGACTTCGATCACAGGCGGATACCAGTGTACATATACACCTACAACAGCGTTGTCAGATGGAAGCCATACGATCAAGTTGGATGCATCTGATTATGATGGCAACGCAGCAGCTACAAGCTCAACGTCATTTAAGGTAGATACAGTTCCACCAGTATTAACATTGTCCAGCCCAACGGATAAACTTATTACAAATCAAACTGCTTGCACAGTAAAAGGTAAAACAAACGATGCAACAAGCAGTCCTGTCACGGTAACAGTTAAACTTAATTCTTTAGCAGCAGAAGCAGTCACAGTTGGAAGCGATGGAGGCTTCAGCAAGGTTCTTACTCTTGCAGCAGGTACAAACACAATTACAGTTGTCGCAAAAGATGGTGCTGGTAAGACAACGACAATAACACGTACCGTTACGTTAGACACAACCGCACCTGTGATCAAGAGTGTTACATTGACACCGAACCCAGTCGATGCTGGCAAAACATTTATCATATCCGTTGAAGTAACGGACTAGGTTAGTTGTTATGGTAGTTCGACTAGAGGGGAATGTAAACGGAGAGTCAGTGATATTAACTAGATCCGCTGACTCTTTAGATTTATGGAAGTCCGTTATACCAGCCACATTAAACGGCAGGTATGTAATCGGATTAACTGCATATGATGAGGCAGGGAATGTAAGTAGCTATTCTACATACATACTTACAGTAGATCTTAAAGCATTAAGAGTTTCACTGAAGCCTTTTGATTTGTATGCAACCTTGCACAACGAGAAATAAGAAGAAAAAAAGAGGAGGAGAACATGCAAAAAAAGAAAGTGATCATAATGCACCCGGGAGAATCCAGAACAGCAGTAATTACTATACATTCTATTAAAAATGAGAAATTTACAATTGAAAGTGCGGAGTATTCGCTAATATACATGAAAGACAAAGCTGAAGAAAGCACTGGAGTTTGTAATATTAAAGAACATGATATAGAAGCACTGATTTCTCCTCAAAAGCGTGGTACCTATACACTTGACATCAGATATGCAGTATTAGACGAAATCTTAATAGAGCATATAGAAGTGAAGGTGGTATGATGGCAGCAGAAATCATTGAAATTAAGTCTGTAAGCCTGTCTCCTAACCCAGTACAGACCGGTGGAAAAGTTAAGATCAGCGTAGGACTTGAAGTAAACGAAAGTGATGTTAATTGCTTCTATTGCATATTTTCTTCCGAATTAGAAACAAGTCAAGTAACAACGACAGCAACGGTGTAGCTGAGGAAGGAGACATATTTGGATGATGAATACATAAGTAGAAATGAACATAATGCATTTGCGAGTGATGTTGATCATGAGCAAACCCGACAAAACAAAAGAATTGAAGCGTTAGAAGTGACAGTAAGACAGATCAATGACCTTACATTGTCAGTTCAAAAACTTGCGATCAATATGGAACATATGCTTGTTAATCAGACAGAGCAGAGCAAACGGCTTGAAGAGTTAGAAAACCGAGACGGAGAAAAATGGAGAAGCATCTCTATGTATGTCCTAACAGCAGTTGTCGGGGCAGTAATCGGATTCGTACTCAAACAAGCTGGATTATAAAAAGGAGAAATAAATCATGAAAGAATTATTTGAACAGAATAAAGTGCTATTCCTGGCAGTGATCACAGCGTTGATCATTGTCTTTTTAGTTAAGAAGCTGATCGACTATATCACTAGAAAAGGTCTGGAAGGGATCAGACTGGATGTTTACAAGCTGTTTGTAGAAGCAGAGAAAACCTTCCGTGCATCCAAGCAAGGACAGCAGAAATTTGATTATGTAATACATATGGCCAGAGGACTTTTGCCCAAACCTATTCAATTATTTGTAAGCGAGAGCATGTTAAAAGAAGCTGTGCAACTGTGGTTTGACGGTATTAAAGATCTACTCGATGATGGTAAATTAAATAATTCAGTATACGATTTAGAAGATGTTGAGGAAGTCAGCAGAGAAGATAAGATCAATCATACGACAGAGTTAGATGACGGAACATGGACAAATTACGCAGAGACTCCGTTACCTGAAACTGAATTAGAAGATCCAGAGGAACAGGAACAGACAGAAGATAATCAGGCAGCAGCAGAACAGGAGGTGTAGACATATGAGAATCGCATTGACAGTAGGACACAGTTTGCTTAAAAATGGATCATATACATCAGCAAGTGGAGAAGATTGCGGTGGAGTAAACGAGTATAAGTACAATAAAAAGCTGATGAAAAAGGTAAAAAAATATCTGGAGAGTGACGGACACAGTGTTGATCTGTATATCTGCCCAGAGAAAGTATTTACCGCTGCATCACAGGAAAAATCATGGAAACTGACACGTTTAAATGCAAAGAACTATGATCTCGTCGTAGAAGGTCATTTGAATTGCTATAATGGAAAAGCACACGGAACAGAAGTATTATACGTTTCCGAAAATGGTAAGAGGTACGCAAAGAGAGTACAGAAGAAACTGGTATCCGCTGGATTTACAGATCGTGACGTGCAGAAGAGAACAAACCTGTACATGCTGAATGGCACAAAGGCAACAACGATCATGACAGAGAGCTTTTTCTGTGACTCCAAGCCCGATTATAAGATCGGTAAAAACGTTAATAAGATTGCTAAGCTGATCGCAGAGGGAATCTGTAATAAAAAGCTGGGAACAGCTACAAAGGTCAAAGAGGCCGTAAAAACGACAGTATCAAAAGTTGTTAATAAGACTGCATATGCTAAGGTTGTTACAAAGTCCGATCCACTGATGATCAGACAGAGTGCAAACGTATCATCTAAGATCATTGGTAAGATTCCGAAGAAATCTAAAGTTGAAGTATTGAAAAAAGGCAGCACTTGGACGAAAGTTAAGTACAAGAGTGTAACAGGGTATTCAGCTACAAGATACCTTAAATTTTAAATCGAACCAGGGAGAAATCCCTGGTCTTTTTTTATTATAAAAGGGGGTATTATTCTGTTGAAAAAGAGTGTATTTTCTTGCAAAAAAACAAAAAACAAAAAATACCCCTTTTTCAACAGATGGATACATTAAAAAGCTTGATTTTATGCGGATTTCAAGGAATTTAAGATATCGGTTATGAACCGAAATACTGCAGTTATAGGTTCATGGCGGAGAAAATGAAGCACTTATTAAGCAACTGAACAGTTGGATTCCAACAAAATATCTTACTATTGTAAAATAAAAGCGATTGCCGATGGCATCATCACAGGGTAAAGAAAAATAATATTTCTATGTTACTAATTTGTTACTAAATATAGCATTTTAGAGGCAGTTTAGAAGTATTAAAACATTCAACAAATGGCTTAAATACGATGTTTTGGGCATTTGTTATTTGAAAATATTTATGGTATAATAATTTTGCAATGTTAGGAAATGGCTTAAAATGGTCATTTCCTAACATATGTGTTACTAATTTGTTACTTGTTGAATGGAAATTTATTATTTCAACAAGAGAATAGTATCTCTCAATTGTTCCACTGTTTTATGATTATAAACCCTATTTCCAACATCTTTAGATTTGTGCCCCATCAGCATATCAATACACTTTCTATTACCACCTGCATTATCAAGGAATGTTTCAAAAGTATGTCTAGCTTCATGAGGAGTTTTCTTCTTCTTTGTTATATAAGAAATAACAGTTTTCCATTCTTCATAAAAATCCCCTTTTTTAAATTTAGATCCTTCATCAGTTTCTAAAAAATATTCATTACTTTTCTTTAGCCGATTTTTCACAAACGGCATGATACGAGGATGGATTGGCACAATTCTGTTCTTCCCTGAAGAAGATTTGCTTCCGCCTTTAAAATATTCTTCTTCAAGATTGATCTGATCACATGTCATATTTAACAATTCCATTAATCTGAATCCGGTGTAAATATAGATTAATACAATATCTACATTTTTTTGATCAGATATTTTCCACAGAGCTTCAACTTCTTTTTCAGTGAATGGAGTGCGTTTAGTTTCTCCCTGTTCTGTGCTGACAGAAATTATTTGAGAATACATCTTATCTATAATGTCTAATTCAAATGCAAAATTATCTAAATGCCACCAAAGTGCTTTGATATGAGATTGTGTAGCGTAACTACGACCACAATCGTCCATGGTTGCTTGCATATGATAAGCTCGTATTTGCCTATATTTCTTTCCGTACAGTTTTTGACAATGTTTATAAGCTGCTTTAAGTGTATATAAACGAGAACTTCCAAGTTTAGGAGCTTTTACTTCAAGCCATCGCTTATATAATTCTGCAAGAGTGACGCGATTGCGATCAATATTCCAAGGATTATCATTGTACCTGGCTAAAATAATATTTGCCTCTTCACGAGTAGCAGCATAGTCCACTGGGACCTGCCTTCCGTGTCCATCTTCATCGTATGTAGTGACTTTAATCACATAAGGGCGTGAACGATTACCTTTTAATTTTGTCACACTGCCGTAGCCGTTGGGGTTTCTTCTTGCCATATATCATCATTCCTTTCTAAAAAAAGGGTACAAAAAATACACCCTTATCAAATTGTGTTTTTGCAGGATGTATGATATAATTCTGGTGTCGAGTCAGAAGCATATCACACACCACGTTGTTGATAGGTTTCTAAATTCCGTCTGGTTGTCAGCCAGGCGGTTTTTTATTTTGACCATTTTGGTGAAGTTACCGAAATGGTATTTAGTAAATTGTTTTGTCAGAGTCTGACAAAAGTATTTTGTATAAAAATCTGTGCATAAATTGACAGATGATGTATAAACTATTATAATGACAATAAGTTAACTCGAGAAGGATATGGCTGGGTTCCTGAATGGGAGTAGGCAGTAATGCTTAGAATTTCCTTTGCCCCTGGGGTTGACTTATTTTTTTGTCTTAATATTATCTAAAATATGTTCTGGATCTTTTGTAAGTTCGACCACAATAAAATCAATTGCTTGCTGAGAATAGGTATATTGTGGTTGTTCATACTGTGTATGAATATAACAAAACTTTTGATTGGCTTTTAATCCATAGTGTTTACAAAAATTATTAAAATGAAAACGGTTAAACTCAGTATTTTTACCATTATATTTTAACTGAATATTTTTCTTACTTATTTGTTTTTGTATAGCATCGATACAATGTTTTGCAGTATAACAGTGTGTTTTGTTTGGATCTTTCAGCTCTTTAATGATCTGCACAGGAGTATCAGCTGATTTATCAACTTTTACAAAAGAAGTAGCTTCTTCTTTTTTCTTTGTAATATAATGATGATGTTCTATGGTGATTGCAAATTTAGCATTATTATTCTGGGATAGAGTATCAATAGCATCACGTGTTTTGAATATTTTTGTAGCAATCTGTTCAGGATATTTTGCAATTATTTCAGATTCATTCAGGGCTTTCATGCTGACAGACAGTGTTAGAAAGTTTTGAGGAATGATTTCTGTCATGTCTATAGAATGAAATAACATCATTTTGTCATTAAAATTCAATATACAAGATTGAAATAATGGAACATATACCATTTCATATTCTTCTACAATAAAGTGTGTACTGGTATTGCGAAGATCAATAATTTTTTCAAGATTGATACGAAGAGGATCTTTATTATTTGTAAATACTTGTTGGATACAGTTTTCCAAAGATAAAGTTCGTTCTGGATTATCTTTATAATATATACTATTTTCGCCTTTTGCTTTTATCATATAAGCTTTAAGCATTAATTCCCAGGCATTGCAGATAAAGAAACTAAAACCTTCAATTCTATATTTGATTGTTGGTTTATTGTATATTTCTATTGCCATGGTAAAAGCTTCTTTTGATTTGTCAAGTAGTTTTTCTGTAAGGTCCATATGTTTACTCCTTATTATACCTGCTGTACTTTTTACTGCTTTGTCAGAGTCTGACAAAATAAATCTATTTCAATCTCAACCGAATCAATTCCTCACTATACCCAAGTGCCAGTGCGATCTGATTCGTCGTAAATTCCTTCATCCATTTGTCATGATCGTAATTATTATTGATTATATCTTCAACCAAACGTTTGAAAGTATTTTTATCGCATAAGACAAATTCATAAAAGTGATTCATTACTTCACAAGCATCTTCAAAAATTGTTTGAGAATAAAATTCTCTTAAATTATAAATTTTTCCTACAAGATATGTTAAATATGGTTCATTAAAAGAATCTGAATGTACACGTGTAGAAGAATATACGCCATCGTTATATAATGATATGCTGCTAAAATTTGAAGCCATAATCTCAAAGTAGAGTGCCTTTAGGTAGTACAGAAGAGAATCTTCCTGTTTACCTGAATCACCTAGCCATTCAGCCATAGATCGATAATTACATGTTAATAAATTGAATTTACTATTTTTCATGTATTCAAATTCTCGATCATTGAATATAGACCAAATGATCTTATGAAAATCATAATTATTTGGACATGATTTCTTAGCAGATATATATTCGTCAATGCCTATCCCTAATTTGATTCTGTGGTTAAACAGATCAATATAATCTTTGTGATTTTCCACAAAATATTTTCCCTTATTAGATAGAGAATAAAATTTTATATGATCAGCATTTAAAATATGCATTAATTCATCAGAGGAATCAGTAGCTAATAGACGATTGATCAAATCTTCTTTGTTCCCTGATACATGTAGACGTAATTCTCTTAACAGAGCTTTTAACTCTGGTATTCTTAAAGAACGCAAGATATCTACCAATTCAGCATCTTTATAATAACCATCTTGGACTAATTTTTTATGAAATTTAGATGGGCTTTTGATTTCAAAATCATACTGGAAGTATCTTGGATATTCGTTGTCGTCCATGATCGGAGTTCCAGTACTGTATCTGTCGAGGAATACAGCTGTATAAAACTCTCTTTTTTTTAGGGAAACTTCTGAATCATTGACATAAGATGATGAATCCAAGGCGATGTTAGGAGTTGATGGTTCATCTAAAATTTCTTGCTTAGGTTCTTCGGGTTTCGACTTTCTGAAAAAATCAAAGATGCTCATTCTTGATGTTCCTCCTCTCGTAGTTTCAGGGAGATTCTGTACTGATCAGCATCAGGAACATCAACAAATTCCACTGTTTTATCAAAATTATTCTTAACAACATCCTTGATCTCATCTAAGGAAACTCTGAAAAATTCTCTTCTTTGGTTTACAAGGTTTAATTTACGATCTTCAAAAGCTCTATGTAAGGCTGCTTCCAATGCTGGAGCATCCTCTGAAAAGATCATTGCATGTACATCAAATTTGAATGGAACAGAAGCATCTCCTAATTCATCTACACGATCTTGTGGATTTAATCTACGTGTCATACCGATTTTGTAAATACCTTCACCGAATGATCCAATGTTAGAAATTACATATACATAACCAGCTTTTTGGTTAGCCTCTCTGTAATCAATATCCTTGATTTTAGTGTCAATCTCGGAAAGAGATTGTATGATTTCCTCTTTCTTTTGATTTAAATCTTCTATATTGTCATCAGAAGCGGTTGAAATTTGATGATTGATATTAGAAAGGGCTTGTTCGTAATGTTTGCGTTCTTTATCAATATTTTTACGTTGTTCTTTTAGTTCTTTTTGTAATCGAGCTTCTTCACGCTGTTGAGCTCTTAATTCTGCCTTTTGTTCCTTTTCACGCTGTTTTTGAATCTGATATTCGAGAGCTAATCTAAGCTCTTGAATTTTCAGATCATAGTAATGAGCGGTTATGGCAATTGACATTGTTACACCCAATTTAGCAATAGCATTGAAACTTCGTTCCATTTTCTTAACAGATGTATCATAGTTATTGTATTTTACCTTACTAA